AATGCCGGCGGGCAATTCAGTCCGCCGAGCCCGAACTGATAGTGTCCCGCACGGGCCTGGCTTGGCTCGTTGACCCTGGCGAGATAACCCCAGTCGTAGACCACGACCGGGATCCCCGCAGCCGCATACGCATCGCGCACCCGCCGGCCAGCCCGCATGCCGTAGACAACCACGGCATCGAACTGCTCAACCTCGCCTCGGTGATAGGCGGAGTTGCGCGCCGCGGCCTCGGCGCCGCACAGGGCAAATCCCTGCATGAGCGCCCAAACCGTCGGGTGGTTCGCGCCGGCGTAGATGCCGATGCGCATAGCTTTACGCCCCCGAGCTGGCGGGCGCGCTGGCCGAGCCGCTGCCCGAGCCGCCACCGCCGCCGGTGACGTTGATCAGCACGCCGGCCGTGGACTTGTCGCTGGTGGCGTACTTCTCCCAGTTGGCGCCCGTACTCAGCGCCGCCAGGTTCGGGTTGGCGCCGGCCGATTCCTTCCAGCTGTAGCCGAGCAGATCGACGTTGAAGGCGCCCTCGCCGCGGTAGCCCAGCGCCAGGTTCTCCTGGGTGTTGATGGGGTAGCTACGCACGCCGGGCGGCTGCGACTCGGTGATGGTCACCGCGCCCGCCTGCAGGCCGAAAATCTGGTCGGCAGGGATCTGGTCGGAGACCAGCACCGGCTTGCCCATCGTGCCGGGCTGGCCGCCGTAGATCACGACGCCGGCTTCCTCGTAGACCTTGTTGTCGATGGCCTGGTCGACCAGGTCAAAGTAGGTCGCGGAGTCCATGCCGAACATGGCCACGCGGTTGAAGCGGTCACCGAACTTGCGCAGGCCCTTGGTCAGCACCTTCTTGCCGTCGGTGGCCCAGGAGCCGGTTGCCACCATGTTCGCATTGGCGCCGATGGCGGCCGCAAGCGAGCCGAAGGCCGCCGCAATGGCGTAGACCAGGAAAGCATCGGCCATGTCCTGGCCCACCAGCACCGAGAATTCCTCGGGCGAACGCGCGCGGCGCTTGAAGGCTTCTTCGGTAGTTTCGTAGGGACCGTACTTCCAGGGCGTCTTCACGCCCACCATCTCGCCGGCGCCGATCTTGGAGCCGGTGACGCCGGCGGTGCTGTTGACGTCGCGGTGCACGACCTGGCCGCCAATCTTGTAGAACGCACGCTGGCGGAAGTCGCCCTCGATGTTCTCGTTGACCAAGCGGATGGCGCCGCCCGAGGCCTGATTGAAGACTTGCAGGACGTCCTGGATGCGCTCCAGGTAGGCGGTCTGGGCCTGATCGTTGTAGATGATCAGGTCGCTGTTGACAGTCGTTGCCATGATTTACCTCACTTGGGGAGTTTCAGATAGGCTTGCTGCCCATGCTCGTCGAGGTACGCGCGCTGTTGCTCGGGCGTCATCTCGGAGCGCTTGAGCGTGCCGGGGTGCCCACCATTGCCGCCTTGCCCACCACCGCCGCTATTGGCGGGAGCCAGCACGAAGTGCTTGCCCTGGTCGCTGCCGGCCCACTCGGTGATGTGGTCCGCAAGCGGCTTATCCCCGATCACGGCATGGCCGTCCTTGATGGTGGCTTGGCCGCGGAGCATGGCCTTGGCAGCGTCCATGAAGTGCGGAGCCACGCCGGCTTTGGCAAGGGCGGTAGACAGTCCGCCATCGATCAAATGCTGCGTCAGCGCACCGTCCTTCTCGGACAGGTCCTTGGTCAGCTTCTCGATCTGCTTGGCGCTGTCCTTGCTGACCTTCTCGAGCTTGCCGGTGAGTTCCTCGACCTGCGTCTGCAGGCGTGCGTACTCTTCGGGGTCGATCTCGGCGCCCTTGGCTTTTGCCTTCGCCGTGCGCAGCTCGGCGAGCAGTTCCTTGTTCTTGGCGCTCAGCGCCTCGGTGGCCTCGGCGGTCACCTCATCGATCAGGGCTTTGACTTCTGGGTCATTACGGTCAAGCGGCATGGTTTTGTCCTCTGGACGGTTGCGGGCTCAGCCCAAATAAAAAGCCCCGCCGGCACAGCCAGCAGGGCTCAAGAAAGCGAAAGGCCCGCGCAGTGGCGGGCCTTGGGGATCACGTCGTCAGGTTCGGATCAGGCGAGCACCACACGCTCACCACGCATCAGGCATCCAGCACACAGCAGCACCTTCGTGCCGCCCGTCCAGCGGCGGCCGGACTGCAGCACGCCGATGCGCGTCTCCAGCACCTCGCGGCCTCCGCAGCGATGGCACTGGATCATTTCCTTCGGCTTCGGGTAGGACTTGATGCGCTTGCGCACCTTGTCCGCTTCCGTCTCCTCGGGTTTCGGGGCGTCGGGGACGATGTGTAGGGGCATGCGGCTATTCTATGCCGGCCTGCCGGAAACTTGCAGCATCGCGCTGGCGCAGCTCGTCCAGGGTTAGGTATCGGCCCCGGTCGTTGTAGAAGCTCTCGAGCTCCAGATCCCCGCGCCGGAACAGCGCGCCGCGGGTCGGTCCCAGGATATCGTCCTGGATCGCGGCGGGCTGCCCGCGCAGCCATGCTGCGTAGGTCGTGGTGGCCCGCACCTGCTCGCCCTTCCCGCGCGCGCTGTCCTTGTAATCCTTCGCCGCCCGGGTGCCGAACAGCGGCTCGTCCTCCATCCCCTTCAGGATCGGCACCGACGTGCTGCGGCACTGCCAATGCAGCCGGCCCGGCCCGGCGCCCCAGGGCACCTTGTGGCCCAGCGGCTTGTGCGTCTCGGCGTCGTACCGCAATCCGTCGCGCAGGCGGCACATCTGGCTGGTGCGCGAGTCCAGTGTGCTGACCCAGGCCAGCGCGCCGATCAGGTCGTCATTGGCCTCGTACCAGCGGTCCCGCGCGAAGCCGGCCGTATGCCCGATGGCCGTGCGCACCACCGATTCCGCGTTGCGCCGGTCGATCTCGAGCAGGCCGTCGGCATAGCCCCGCGCGCGCGTGCCGCGAATGCGCTGCACGATCTGCGCGTTGGTCTGTCCCTCGACGTAGCCCATGCGCACCGCGTCCCGGATACGCTGGGCCCTGCCCTCTTCGAGGCTGCCCATCCATTCCCTGAGCAGCCGCCCCTGAAATGGCCTGGCCATGGCACCAGCGTAGACCTGCGCGGCCGTCACGCCTTGCGTGCTGTACTCGATGCCGAGGGAGTCGAACAGCTGGCCCTGGTAGCCGATCTCGTATTCCACCAGGCCTTCAAGCTCGCCCTCCAGCGCGGCGCGGACCTCGCCGTACGCCTGATCATTGAGCTCGCGCACGCTCTTGAGGAGCGCTTCCAGACGCGCCACGGTGAACGAACTGGCCGGCAGGCGCTCGAGCGCGCGCTGCAGCTGGTCGACCAGGTCACCCTCGGAGCGGTTGAGCAGCGCCAGCATGCGGCGCACCACCCCGTTGCCGTACCGGATCAGGTCGATGCTGTGGCGCACCGAGGCGTCATACAGCTCCGTTTGCAGGCTGGCCACCCTGGCCTCCCATAATGCCCAGCGTCGGGCCGGCGGCCTCGATGCGGGCCCGCTCTTCGTCGAACGTCACGCCGTCGGCGATGACGCCGCCGCGCACCAGGTTGTCGAAGAACGTTTCGCTGCTGATGGCGCCGGCCTGCCATGCCGCCACCAGCTCCTTGAGCTCCTGCGCCGTCATGCCGCTGGGCAAGAACTCGCTGTTGAGCTGGACCTCCACTTCACCGCCGGCGCCTGCCCATTCTGCGGCCCACTGGAATGCCTGTTCCAATGCCCGGCCTATCCCCTTGGCGATGGAGCCCAGCACGCTGTTCTCGCCGGCGCGGTGGATAGCCGCGGTCTCGGCTGCCTCGGCCTCGCGCTTCTCGGGAGCGAGCATTCGGGCGCCGAGGGTGGCCATCATGCTTACCTTTTCATCGAGGCTCGCCTTGATCGCCTCCAGGCCCTGGCCGGAGAACTCCAGGTACTTGGCGTCGGCTTCCGACTCCACGAACACCCAGGCCTCGGACGAGCCGATCTTGAGGACTTCGCCGCGGGCGAGCTCGTGGCCGGTCACCACCGCCGTGGGCAGCGCCGTGAAATGCAGCGCGTGCTCGTAGTCGGCCGTGCCACGGTAGTGCGAAAGGTTGACGTCGACCAGATCGAGCAACACCGGCTTGTCCGGCTCCACCTGCTGACCCTTGCGACCCACGATGACGAAAGGGATGAAATCAAAGGGCCGACCGGCCTTCATCGGGTACAGCGTCTGCACCGGCTCGGCGCTGCCCTCCTGGTAGATGCGCACACGGTAACGGCCGTCCTCGTCCAGGTCCAGCACCCGCCATTGCGGCTTCTCGATGTCCGAAAACTCGTCTTCGCGCTCGGTGTAGGTCTCGGCCAGGACCACCAACTGTAGGCGGTCCGATCCGTTTACCCTGGCCGTGCGCCAGTTGATTATGGCCTCGGCACGGTAGATCGCCAGGAAAGGACGCACGCCGGCTGCCTGCGCCTGCCCGATGGTCAGCGGGCCAGGGTCGTTCGTCGGATAGTCCACCAGGATCCCAACCCGCGATACGGTGAGAATCTCCGTGGCGACCTGTTCGATGAACGTGTCCACCGGCGTACCGGCCAGATCCGTATCCTCCAGCAGGGGCTCCAGCGCCGCGGGCAGCGTCACCTCTGGCTCCTTGCGGAAGATCATGCCCACCAGCCCTTCCAGCGTCCTACCGGCAGCGTTGTAGTACAGCGCACGCTTCTTGTAGGCCTGATACTCCTGCGGCTCCTGGCCGTGCAACTTGGGCAGAAATCGCTCGCCGGCCGCGTGCACGGCATCCTGACCGTCCGTCGCGATCCGGCACCGCTCCCACTTCGGCAGCATCGCCGCGTAGGCCGGGCATTTGGTATCGACGGGCATGGATCAGGTTCCTGTGAGCTTCAGCCTGGTCATGCCGGTGGGCGTGACCGGGTATCGGTGCACCAGGAAATACCCCTGGGCATCGTTCGGATGGTCGTGGCCAGTCGTCTTGTCCGGCTCGCCGTTGTTGTCGTAGGCCTGCTGCTCCAGCGCCTCGGTCAGCACCGGGCAGCGGTCCGTGTTCACACGCCAGCGCCGCGCGCCGTCGGCATTCAGGATCATGGCGTTCACAGCGTTGACCCGATCCTTCACCGCCGGGTTGCGTGGGTTGCTCCGGACGGTGAAGCCGGCCTGGCGCAAGATGCTCAGGTCGGACTCGCTCGCGTTCTTGCTGCTGGTGTTCCCGCCGCTGGCATCTGGGTAGATGGTGAGTTCGTGCCCCTTATCCTTGAAGCGCTCCTTGAGCAACCGGGCCATGGCGGGCGTGTCGCGCACCTTGGTCAGCTCGCCCACGGTAAGTGGCAAGCCGCCGCGGATCACGTTCACTGTGGCCGTCATGTTCAGGACGTTGAAGTCCATGCCGACGTGCAGCGGCTCGTGGACATCTTCCGCCGCGTCGGTGTGGCTCAGGCGACGGTCGAAGTTCGGGTAGACGCTGCCGCTGGCCAGGTTTGTGAACTGGCCGCGCAGGTACGCCGCGATCAACTGCGGCGGATAGGACGCCAGCAGCGACGGGATGTAATCCTCCGGCAGGTTCTTGCCGTTCTCGTAGGTGCTGGCCTGCACCAGGCCGTACAAGGCAGCCAGCTCGGGCTTCTCCCTAACCTGCTTGACGAACTGCTGGTAGACGAACTTGAAGCCCTCCGGGGTCGTCGTGACGTCCACGCCGTTGAGCAGGCCGGGCGCGGTGTGGCGCAGGCGGGCAATGATCTTTCGCCAGGCTAGCGCGGCCTTGTCGGCCTTCATCACGTCCAGCTCGTCGATCAGCCCCTTGCCGATCTTGAAGCCGACGATGTCGCCCGGCTTCTCCATCGACCGACAGATGATCGTGCCGCGGTATTTGCGCCCGGCGAAGAGGTGGACCTCCTTGTTCGACTCGTTCGTCTTGGTGGCCAGGCCCCAGTCGTGGGCGACCTCCTCGATGGTCGGGTAGAAGATGTCCCGGATCTGGCCGTAGGTCGGCGCGAAATACCCCGAGTTGACCCGGGGGAACTCCCAGGCGTGTCGGCAGAGGCCTGCACCGCCTACCCACGTCTTCCCGCTCCCGAACCCGGCAACGAAGGCCCGGAACTTGTGCGGCAGCGCCAGGAACCGGGCCTGGGGCTGGTTAAGCGTTGGCATCAGGGACGCTCGCGTCCTTAACCTCGATCACCACTTTGACCGGCGGCGGCACGTTGTCGTCGTTCGTCGGGTCCGGCTTGTCGCGCCAAAGGTCCGGGCGGCGGTTCTTCAGCCAGAAGATGCAGGCCACCGTGTCCGGCGGGTAGTGCTTGGTCGTGGGCGTCGTGACGATCGTGCCATCGCACACCCGGATGTCGTCCTCGGCATGCTGGTAGCCCAGCGCGCGCTGGTACAGGCGGTCCGCCACCTCCGCATCGGCCAGGGCCTTACCCGCGTTTAAGGCCTGCAGAAACTCCGGGTACTGCTTCTTCCAGGTGTTCAGCGTGCGCTCGGTGACGTGGAAGAAATCGGCCAGGTCCTTGTCGGTAGCGCCCAAGCGGCAAAGCTTGGTCGCCTGCTCGGCGAATGCCGGCTGGTATTTCGATGGTCTTGCCATTGGCGCGGTCCCTCAGGGAGCGACGCCTCAGGCATCGGTTCCGCGTTGAATGTGAGTCAGCCCCATCCCGACTTACCCGCCCAATGGCGAGCTGGGGCGGTGCGGTTGTCGTCTACCAGAGCCGGCGACGCGGCCGGGGAGAAAGTCCCGCGCGCTTTGATCCCCCGCGCGGGCGCCCCGTCTGGCTGGGCGTGGTCCGGGGTGTGTTGGTTGCGGGGGACGGAATCGAACCGCCGGCCTCCGGGGTATGAACCCGGCGCGCTGCCACTGCGCTACCCCGCGTCGAACCAGTTCCAGTACCAGCCGTGGCCGTTCACGTAGTGCATGCCCCAGGTGCTCACGTTCTCGCGAGCCTCGAGCCGGGTAGCTCCAGGAACTGAGGGTGGCGCTCCAGCCTTGCAACGTCGCGGTGAGCACCACACGCCCGTCAGGGTGCGCGCAGAGAAAGAACATGGCGGACCAATGAAAAAGCCGCCCGAAGGCGGCGCGCTATTTCACACCGTAGGCAGACTCATTCTGCGCTACCCACACCCGGGCGGCGCACCCCAAGTTATCTGCCAGGGCGGAACGCCCTTGCTTAAATCGTCTGCTTGCTTTTGCTTCTGCTCTCTTTCAAGTCGGTCGCATTCCCTCGCTGCAGCCTCTTTTTGTGCAACTGCAGCAGCCTCTCGAGCAGCAGTTTCTTCTCGAATGGCAGCGGCTTTCTTGGCAGCTAAGCCCTGCGAATAAAGCGCAAGACATTCTCCAATGGTTGACGTCCATGCCTTCGGCGCATAATCACATCTATACTGATTCTCGCCAGTTATCCTATTGGTCCGAAACCTCAAATCGACGCTGTACTCGAATCGGTGCATCCAAAGAAGCGCCGTGGACACGACTATCACAGTGGCAGTGATGAATATCCAGAACGCTCTGCCCATAATCCCCTCCCTATTGCCGGAGAGGATTAGAGCACACTCCCGCCGCACTGAACGTGAACGCGCAGACATTACAGGCTCAACAAAAAACCCCGCAACGATTTTCTCATTCGGGGCTTTGATTCTTCCGGACGCGCGACGTCCGCCGGTCGGGCATCAGTCTCGTCGTTAGACGGTAGTCATCACGGATTGAGGTGGATTATGCCGCTGATTTTCCATGAGCGCAACAAAATGCTGGAATTCCGCAACAGCACGGACGATGGTGCTGTCGAACTCCCGGATTCGCACTCCATGCAGGCGGCAAATGATATGCGGCGGCTGAGCCAGGACGTAGTAGGCACGTAGGATTCCGGTCTCCTTCGGCAAGCCGCGATAGCCAGCGGCTAGGCGCCAGCACCCTTCTATGAACTCGGCGTCGGCGTCATTCCACTCCGTGGTGTCCCGATCTTCATCTCCCCACACCCCCTTTCCAGCCCGCTTGGCCAGTAGCCGGCAGACCTCGTAAGTGGGCGATGTACCGCCGCGCTGCCGGTCGCGCATGACCTCGCCCCAATTCTCCAAGCGCTGGTGGAAATCGGCCGGCAGGCGTTCCAGCAGAA